AGCCGGCGCCGCAGGGATCCTCTACGTCAAGGTGGACAACGGCCTTGAGCTGGCCGAGCTGCATGATGTGCTGCTGAGTGGCGCCACCACCGGGCAGGTGCTCCGGCTGGCATCAGATGGGCTGTGGAAAAATCAAAACTTGCCGGATGACGTGATCGTGATCCCGGTAGGCGATGAGTCCACCGCCCTCACCACCGGCACCAACAGGATTCGATTCAGGATGCCGTTTGCTGCCACGCTGCTGGCGGTGCGGGCCAATGTGAACACAGCGCCGACCGGCAGCACGCTGATCGTGGACGTGAACGAGGCAGGCGCCAGCGTGCTGGGCACGAAACTCAGCATCGACGCCACCGAGTTCAGCAGCACCACCGCGGCCAGCGCCGCAACGATCACGGATTCCAGCCTGGCGGACGACGCCGAGATCAGCATCGATATTGACCAGATCGGTAGCACGGTGGCCGGTGCGGGCTTGAAGGTTTCGCTGTTCGTGCGGAGGGCCTGATGAGAAACCTCGTCCTGTTCGACACCCAGACCGCTCAGGTTCGGGATTACCCCAGAGCGGATGATCAGCCGGTCGAGCAGCTCGACCCCCGCTACGCAGTGCTCCGTGTGGTGCGCGAGGCTCCCCCTGAGCCCGGCGCCGGCCAGCAGGTCAGCCAGACCCGCACGGTGGACCTGGAGGCTGGCGAATGGCGATGGGGCTGGAGCGTGGTGGACACCCCGGAGCCTGCGCCAATTGCTGACTGGAGGACGTTTAAGCGCACTCTGCTGAGCCACCCCGCCATCAATGCGTTGCTGGGCGGCGGGCTGAGCACAGCCCCGGCTGCAGCGCTCAGCCTGCCTGCCACCCTGCTTACCGCTGCCGGCGGCGGTGACGTGGACGATTTTCGAGCGGCCTGGCTGAGCCTACGCCGGCTGGGGCTGGTGTCCGCCGAGCTGCTGCAGGAGGTTCGCGGGCTGGCGATAGCCCTCCACCTGCCCGATGGATTCGTGGCTGCACTGGGCGGCTCCCTGCGGCCTGCCGCCGCGAGCGCGGGTCAGGAGTGGGTGGACGCTGCCGGCGATCTGTGGGTGGTGACGCAAGCCCGTGGCGAGGGCGGGCAGTTCCTGTCGGATGATCCCGCGACGCCTGAACAGGAATCGCTGATCTGGGAGAGGGTGGACTGATGGCGATTATCTGGGTTGGAACGGGGAGGTTTAGCGCCTACATCGGCCCTGTTCAGGACTACATCGACCGGGTGGTTGCTGCTGACGTAGCAGCGGGCAACACGCTGGGTCTAGAGGTTGGCGTGCGTGACGCCTACGACGTGTTCATCCGCGACTCGATCAACGTTGGCGACCTAGGCACCAGCGGCGGCGTGCTGAGCCAAGCCAACAGCATCATCAAGGCCGCGCCGATCATGGCCGGTGCCCGCACGCTGGCTGGTGCGTTGGTGCCGTTGGTGGGGGCGGCGCCGACTCGGTTTGGCACGGAAGGCGGATGGAACTACAACCGAAGGACGGGGACGGCGGGAAACGGAACAGATAATTATCTGAACAGCAACAGGAATAACAATGCTGACCCGCAGAATAATCGCCACGCTTGCGTATATGCGAGCCTAGCCGCATTAACGTCTCAATTATTTTTGGGTGGTAGATCTACTGTGTCTTTTGCGGGTACATCAACTTTAGGATTTACGGGCACGGCTGGCCGATTTAGGAGCCTACCCAGCACAGATACTTTTCAAGATGTCGGCACAGCTTCGCTAAACACGCCGACCCTCATTGGCGCTTCAAGAAGTTCAGGAAGCGAGTACACTGCTCGCATATCTGGTTCCAACGCAATAACTGCATCAGCTTCTACGACTGCTGACAACATAACAAATTGGGTATTTGCTCTAAATAACCAAGGATCCCCCGCTGCTTTCTCAAACGCCCGCCTAGCCTTCTACAGCATCGGCGAATCCCTAAACCTCGCCCTGCTCGACGCCCGCGTGACCGCTCTGATCAACGCCATCGCGGCGGCGATCCCATGACCACCACCAAACGCGAACAAATCCTCGCCCACATCGACACCACCCTGGCGGCCACCAGCGGCGTGAGCGGGCGGGTGTATCGAAGCCGCCAAGAGGCTTTCAGCCGCAGCGAATCGCCGTCGGTGATCGTTGAGCCCGGCCCTGAGTCATCCGGTCCCGAGGCCGTCAGCACCTGCAAAATCGACCACACCCTGACGCTGGTGGTCGCCGTCTACGCTCGTGGCCTGATCCCTGACCAGGTGGCGGATCCCGTCGTGCAGTCCGTTCACAGCCTCCTAATGGCCGATCGCAGCCTAGGTGGGCTGGCGATGGACATCTGGCCCCTAAGCCGCAACCCGGGGTTCGATGCCGCCGATGGCGCCGCTGTGGTGGAGGTGCTGTCGTACCGGATCCGCTACCGCACCAGCGTGACGGATCTCAGCGTGGGCGCTCCATAGGCTGCAACTACGGAACCTCACCCCTCCGCATGGCGCGATCCAAACCTGAGCCTGACCCCCGGCCGACCGATGGCGGCAGCTATCTGCTGGACGAGGCCACCGGCAAGTGGATCGACCAGGACTGCAAGCCCGCTGAGTGCGTGATGCCCACCCCTGCCCCCGCTCCGAGCAATGACGAAATCGACGCATAGGCGCCTTCTGCTGGCGGCAGTGGAGGCGAGCTACGGCACCTTCGAGACGGTCGCCGGCACCGATGCCCTGTTGGTGCAGAACCTGGACTGTCAGCCCCTTGACGCAGGCCTGATCGATCGCGAGCTGGTGCTGCCGTATTTCGGCAACCGGCCCAAGATCGTCGGCCAGCGGGTGGGCACGGTCACCTTTGACGTGGAACTGGCGGGATCGGGCACGGCCGGCACTGCCCCTCGCTGGGGCCGGCTGCTGCGGGCCTGCGGGTTCGGTGAGACGGTGGTGGCCACCACCTCAGTGACCTACGCCCCGGCGATGACCGGGATCGTTGGCGTGTCGTTCGACTTCAACAACGACGGCAACCGCCACCGCCTGAAGGGCTGCCGTGGCAACGCCACCTTCAACCTGGCGGCCGGCGAGATTCCCAGGATCAGCTTCGAGTTCTTCGGTGAGTACGTGGCTGCCGCCACCGAGGCCCAGCTGACCCCGACCTTCGCCAATCAGGCGACGCCGGTGATCGTCAACAACGCCAACACCACCAGCGTGAACATCCTGGGCCTGACCACGGCCTGCATGGAATCCTTCACCCTGAACCTGGGCAACGAGATCCCCCTCCGTCAGCTGGCGGGCTGCACGCAGCAGTACCCGATCACCAACCGCCTGCCCTCTGGCGAAGCGGTGATTGAGGCCCCGGTGATCGGCTCCGGTTCTGGCGAGAAGGACTACTTCGCCCAGGTGATCAGCCAGGCCACCGGCACCATCGCCTGGCAGCACGGCCAGACCGCAGGGAACATCGTGACCCTGAGCATGGGCCAGTGCAACATCGATTCCCCGACCTACGCAGACAGCGACGGGATTCAGATGCTCAACGTGCCCTACATGGCGCAGGCGACTGCAGCCAACAACGAGATGAGCCTGGTGCTCACCTGATTTCCTCCACCACTCACTGAACACCCATGTCCTTCGTTCTGAAGCAGTCGGCCAGCTACACCTGGCCGGTCCCCCTGCTAATCCCGGTTGATGGCGGCCGGCGCGAAAAGCACTCGTTCGATGCTGAGTTCAAGCGGCTGCCCCAGAGCCGAATCAACGAGATCGCCAAGCTGGCCCGGGCCACCGAACTGGGCCGCGCCGGTGATGATGAGCTCCTGGACGACAAGACCGCCGCACGGGAGATCCTGATCGGATGGAGCGGCATCACCGATGACAGCGGCAAGGATGTGCCGTTCTCTGAGGCCGCGCTGGATCAGCTGCTGGAGATCCCCACCATCGCCGGGCAGATCATCAAGGCCTGGTATGGCTCGATGGAGGTGGCCAAGAAGGGAAACTGACCGGCGCCGTCGATCACTGGTGGAACGGTGATGGCGGCGCCAATGATGACCTGCTGGCGGACCTGCAGGCCTACGGAGCGGACGTGAGCTGCCTGCCGGAGGTGGTGCAGAACCCGAAGCAGTTCGAGGTCTGGCCTGAGCATGAGGACGCAGTGATGATGTTCCTGCTTATTCAGACCCAGTGGCGGCCGGGGGGCAGTGGCGTGATTGGGTTGGATTATGAAGTGCTGCTGGGTCCGGGGAAACTATTTGATCTTTACGCTGTGGGTAACCGGCGCCAGGCTCTGGAGGATCTGCAGATCATGGAGAGCCGCGCCAAGGAACTGATCAACAAGGCCGCCGAACCGAAGCAGCCGAAAGGGAGGCGCCGCTGATGGCCATGAACATGGAGGCGGTCCTGAGGATCGCGGCGAAGGTTACTGGAGCCAAGGAGATCAGCGGACTTCGGGACAATCTTGACTCTCTGAATCAGTCCAGCGGGTTAGCCAGAAAGACCTTTGCTCAAGCGCCAGAAGAAGCCAAGAAGGGCTGGGTTTCCTCCGCTGTTCAGGTGGCCGGCCTCACTGCGGCAATCGGAACGTCCGTCATGGCGGCGGTCGGGTTTGAGTCCGCCATGGCCGACGTTCGCAAGGTGGTGGACGGGCTGGAGACGCCGGCTGCACTGCAGCAGATCAGCTCCGAGATCTTGGATCTGTCCAGTCAGATGCCCATTGCGGCTGAAGGATTCGCCGAGATCTACGCCGCCGCTGGCGCATCGGGCATTGCCAAAGAAGAGCTTAGAGGCTTTGCCGTCTTGGTGGCACAGGTAGCAACAGCCTTTGAGATGACGGCAGAAGAGGCCGGCCGCTCACTGGCTCAGCTGCGCGTGTCACTGGGACTGTCGAATGAAGAAGTGGCCGAACTGGCCGACATGATGAACTACCTAGAAAACAGCACCGGGGCCTCGGCCTCTCAGCTGGTGGAGTTCATGACCCGCTCCGGCGCCATGGGCCAGATGGCGGGACTGACGGCAGAGCAGACCGCCGCATTTGGCGCGGCGATGACGCAGGCCGGATTCGAGACAGAGGTGGCCGCCACCAGCTTCAACAACCTGGTGAGGGCCCTCAGCCGCGGGCCCTCCATGACTGAGCGC